TAGCAGTATGTAATGAATATAACTCATCTACCTTTATATCTTCCTCGTATTTATCGTGTGCCTTTTGTATCGTATCATACAAAGAACTTATATCTCCAGAAAATACTGTTGGGGATAGCATACCTTTATGTTGAGTATAAAATTTTTTATTAAGCATAAGCCTAATCATCTGTTTTTCTATCATCTAACTCCTTTAATAAAATTTGATCTACTGTTTCTGCAATTGCTTGGTCTCTTTGATTCCAAGTATTTTTATTAGATTCCCATATATCCCACTTCCACTCACGCCATTTATCTAATATATCTTTTTTCATTTGATCATTCATAAAACATTCTCCTTATTTGTTCTGTGTCATAGTATTTAAGGTCATCCTCTAATGGTTTAACTATTACATTTTCAAACCCAGACGATCTTAAATCTTTTGCCATGTCATATGCTTTTGTTGTTGCATCTCTATCTAAACATATATATAATTTTTTATATGGTTGCAAGTGACTCTTGTGTATTTGTTTTAATTTAGTTCCCATAATCGCTATACCAGTTAATACATTTGATACTGCACACGCAGATGGGCAGTCCTCTACAATTACAGAGTCTTCACACTCACCACATTTAAATGGCACATCTTTATTACCATACATATACCATTTAGGAAATTCATTTTTATTTAATGCTCTACCTACTGCACCAACTATCTTATGTGATATTCTATTCTTAACTAAGAATACTACTCTGTCTTGTTTCACATCATATTTAAAATCTGCTCTACCCCAAGACCAAGACTCCCAACAATTATTGCTGGATAACCAGCGCATAGCTTTTTCATTTGAATATATTGATTGAAAGCTATCTGGTATCTGAAAATTTACATCTTCTATGTGTAATTCTTTATTACCTTGAAATACTCTTTCTACATATTGCATATTTTTTTCTCCTTGTTTTTTACCTTTAGCACTACACGAAGCATGAAAGCAATACCAGTTTAAATTACCCTCTGTTGTGTCTACAGAGAAAGTATTTCTACCATTACAGAATGGACAATCCATTCTTATCTGTGTATCTGATGGAATAAATAATCCCTCTACTACTGCTAATTGTTGTTTATAATTCATATTAACCCCATTGAATAGCCATAGCTTCGGCTATCCCCCTAAAAGTAATTGATGATTGTATACTACCTATGTTAGAAAAAGAATATTTTTTACCAAATTTTTTACCGCCAGTATTACTAGGTAATAACTGTCTATAATTACTTATTTTTTTCATTGGCTCATCTTTATTAGGTTTTAATTTAGGTAAATTTTTTAACCATAATAAAGTTTGTTTTGAAACATCATGCCCAAATTGATATGGTTGAATTGATATTGTATGCTCTGGTAAATTAAATATTTTTATAGGAACTGGATTTTCTATTGCTATTTTTTTTATTGGGGCGTTATATAATTTCATAAAAAAATTTTTTGCTTCAATTCCTTTTCTATACCTTTTATTATTTAATTTTTTATTTGGATAAAGCCATCTTGCACCTGCTCTAGAAAGATAAGTGCATGGTGGGTGTGCAATCATTAAATCCCAATTTTTGTCTAAATGATTTAAAACATTATCCTGTATATGATTACCTTTAGATTTTGTAGGTAATATATCACAACTCCAAGCATCATGACCTTTTTTATAAAAACAATCACGCACTATTCCAGAAAATTCACAAGCAATCAAGACTCTCAAATAGATATCTCCTCGTATGTTATAAAGTATCTATCGGTTGCGTAGAATTCATTAGCTTCTACTTTCATTAGGTTGTGATTAAGGTAGTATGCTATATTATTCTCTAGTTGTTCTATCTCTGGCTCGTTGTCGAATGGTATTATTGCTACTGCTTCTATTCCTAGTCCTGCTATTCTTACTTTGTATTTTTTCATTATCTATTTCCTTATCATAGTTTTTGTTTTTTGTCAAGTTGTTTTCTTTTTTTATTTTTGCGTAGTAACTTGGGTGTCTAAACTCAGTCATCATAAGTATATGTATTAACTATGTCCATATCTGTTAGGTCAATACTATATTCCTTTTCATTTATTTTAAAATTAATTTGATGGCAATAGTTATCCATGTATGGTGTAGACTCGTCTATTGCACCACCTATATTTTTTATAGACTCTTCTAATTTTTCTGCTATATCTTTTGTAATCATCTACTTAATCCATTTGTTATTACTTGTCTTACTATTGTAGTCCAAGGATTTATATCATTTTTTGTTGTAGCACAAGAAGCTAGGCACAAAAAAAATATAATAAATATTATCTTCATAGCTTACCTTTTCTTTCTTTTCTTGTGACATAAGGTACTTCTAATATTTTATAAGATGAATTACCTTTTTTACTTTGCCAATTTACATGGACAAACTTATCTTCACCAATGGGTTTGCCACCATATTTTATTATAGCTTTTTTTAAACTTCTAGCTTCAATAACTTTTTTATCTCCATCACCTCTTACAAATGTATATTCTCTCATTAATGCTCCTTATAACTTACTTGTTTAACTTTACGACTCCAACAGGCACGACAACTACCACACTCACCATCTTGTTTGTAAGCAGGACATTCTCTACCTATTGCAGGTTTATCTTTGTGTACACCAGAAGTCCACTTCCAAAATTTAGGTGGTGGACTATCTACTTTGATTGCTGATACACGCAAACATAAATTCTTTGGCACATCTTTTTCATCCAACTGATTTATTAATTGGTATTCTCTTGTAGCCAACCAATGATTTATATGTGGTGTTAATTCACATACCTCAAATATTTTCATTAAATGTGCAAACGATTGTATATCACCAGAGTCAAACCACCTATGATAAAGCCTTGATTTATCTAAGTTTTTGTATTTCTGTGTGATAAGTTCTGCCATATAATCTACCCATTGTGGTTCTAATATAGCTTCTAATCTAAACTTATGTGCGTCTTGCACAACTTTAAATACATAGCAACCCTTGTTAGCATAACACTTGTTACAAATAGTGCCTTCTACCTCTGCCAACTTACTGCCAGTTTTACAATCTTTAGCAGATATACCCCACGCATACGAGGGCATCTTACTTGGATTAGATAGTGTGCCTATCTTTTTTTCTATATCTTTAATCTTCATTATTAATCTCTTTCTCTATATTAAATATAGTGTCATATGTGTTAGCCTGTAACTTACCAACATCTAATGGGTCACAATTTACAAAATCTTGTATAACTGTTATTGCCACATCTAGTGTATCATCATACATTAACATTGGTTCTTTTCTAAATCTTAAAGTTAAAAACTTTTTTATCTTTTTTTTTGATACTCTATGGCTCATATTAATATAACTCCCACGATAAAGCCAACGATAAACCAAACAATCTCTGTTCGATAATATAATGACCATACATTAAACTTTTTTATTAATGCTTTCATAATATCCTTTCTCAACTAAATATTTATATAAATTTTTACAAGTCTTTGGTGTCTTATCTCCTAATTTAAAATTACCTATTACTGCTTTTGCAAATGAAGTATATCCAGTCACTCTTGGATTAGTCATAAGCATTCCATGTTCTGCCTGCATTTTTAATGCACGAAGTAACATATTTTGTTGAAGTGTATATCCATCTTCAAACACATAAGTTCTTAAGTCTCTCATTGATTCTCCTTTATATTTTCCATTCTAGTTTTCTTATTGCAAATCGCAATTCATCTTTTGTTATATGCCCACACTTGTATCTATCAGATAATTTATTATATAACTTCTGTATATGATCTCTGGTTGTACCTGCGTGGTCACAAGCATCAGAACAACTCTTTGTATAGAACCAGTTCCTTGCTTGTTGTATCTCTGCCATAGATAGATTATGACCCATGCCTAATTCAAATGCATCTTCAAATGCTTGTTGAATAATACCAAGCCATATTTTCTGTTCTGGCGTTTTTTTCTTTTCTTCTTTTATCGCTTCCATATGTTTTACCTTACTATATTTTATTG